GAGAATGTGAAAGGGTAACCGCGATGGGATGCTTTTCGGCGGCGTGGTTGGTTCAGTTCATCGTCTGGCTGATCGTGGTCTGTGCCATCGTGGCGATCGGGCGCCGCGTGCTTCCCATTGTTCTTGGTTGGTTGGGCGTGGCCGGTGATGTCGTCATGCAGGTCATCAACATCATACTTATCGCCATAGTGCTGATCTGGTTGGTTTGGCTGTGTTACGATCTCCTGACCTGTTCCGGCGGCATCGGCCTGCCGGGCCGGCGATGAACCACACGTCCTGGCTCCCGATCGCGATCCTCGGACTGGCGCTGATGCTGGTCTGGGTGCTTGTGAGGGTGTGAGCCATGATCGATAGCGCCGCATGGCTTATCCTGGCGATCGCCGTTGGCTGGCTCGTGGCGCTGGGCGTCTGGCGCTGGTGGCGGCGGTGATGCCGTTGGACCGTGAGATCGTCCGCGTGTGGCTCGCGATCATCGCCGCGCTGGCCGTCGTGTGGGGCGGGATCATCGCCGTGGCCTGGTGGCTCGCGGAATGAGCGAAAGCCATACACAACAAGACCTTATTGATCATGAAGATGGTTTTCGGTGTGGATACGACAATGAGGGGATGTGGACGGATAAGAGCGAAGCGTGGTTACTCGGTTTCGCGGAGGGGACAGAATTGAGATTATGGTTTGAGGCCTTAATGGAAGAATCATGATCATCCAGGCGCTGCTCGTCATAGGCCTGGTCGCCGCGGTGTCAGTGGCGACGGCATGGCTCGCGGGGTGGCTCGCGCGGTTGCCAAGGCCGAGGAATTAGAGGAAGATGGCGGGTGTCCGGGGCGGCTTCTGACACCGCCACCGGACTGACCAGGAACGAGCTGGTCGGGAACCACGGATACGGTCTTACCCGATGTCGGCTTGCTCCGCAATACGGAGTAGACCATGGCCCATTCGCGCGGTGCCAGAACTCAAAACATCCAGGCCAAAATCCCAAATCCCATCATGCGGCGGCTGGACGCGGCGGTGGACCGACTTGGCCTTGGCAGCCGCGCCGAGGCGCTGAATCGGGCGATACCGTTCTGGCTTGATCACGTCGAATCTGGTTATCAGGTCACGGAGCGGGAAACAGGACAGGGAGGCGGCTAAGATGGTGGGACGGTGGAACTGGGACGAGCCGGTGCTCAGGTTGCCAGCGAAGGACGCCATGGAAATCGCGGTGGTAATGGACCCCGGCGTCCCACCGCCCGCCGCCATCGCCGCGTTCATGGACGTGGTGCGCCGTCTTAATACAAGCGTGGACTTTGGCGAGGTCGAACCGGCGGCCGGTGTGTGGCGATGGCTTGAGGGGCTGGCGCGGTGAGCGAAGAAGACCTGGCCGCGTTGCTGCGCGAGCAGGGATGTCGGATGTTGGACATGCGGGACACACTGGAAGCGGCGGCGCGCCAGTTCGACTCTTATGCGATTTATCACGCGAAAAAGGTGCCGCCCGATCTGGACAAGGCGACCGCCAATGCGGAATGGGCTCGGCGTTGCCGCCAATGGTCAGACGCCTGAGTATATCCCGTTCCTGTTCCCGCCGCGCGCCGTGTGGCATGGTGCGGCAATGAGCCGCCAACCCGATCGCGAGCATGACCGAGACGACCGATTCGTGGCCCGCGTGGTCGCCGCGATCAAGGCGGAACTCGATCAGGTTCATGCCGAACTGCACGCCGCGCACGCGAAACTTGACTATGATCACACCTTAATCGAGGAGTTGAAAACCATGTCCGCTACTCTCCAATCCGACCTCGCGGCCCAGAGCGCGGCCGTTCAGGCGCTTGCCACTGAAGTCAGTGATGGTCTCGCGGCCAATGCTGCCGCCATCCAGGCGTTGAAGGATCAGATCGCGGCCGGTAGCCCGGTTACAGCGGCAGACCTGACAACCCTTGAGGGCAACACCGCTGCCGTTCAGGCTGCCACCACGGCGTTGCAGGCGGCGCTCAACCCTGCGCCGGTTACTCCACCGACCCCCTGATGATTTCACCAGCGGACCAGAACCTTCCGTAGTGGATGCGTGCTGCATCGCAATATGCGGCATGTGCCGCTTCGGGAGTATCGAACGTGCCGATTCGAGTTGGCTTGCCTGATATCGTCAGGCGGGCATAATAGTGCCCATTACGTTTATCATAGCTAACGCCCTTGAAACCTGATGTATTATTCCTCTGAATTTTTGAGTTCCACTGATTTTCTGATAGTGTGGCCAAGCGAAGATTTGTCCATCGAGTGTTTGTGACATGCCTATCTTTATGGTCAACAATTCTGGATGGGTTTTCGCCTGTCATTATCTTCCAAATTACATGAGATATCTGATGGTGACACCTTGTTATGCAGACCGTGCGATATTCTCCTGACCCTGCGATCCTACCAGCAAAATGGCCGTTGAATGTCTGCCACCCTCGCTCGGTCGGAAAATGTTCCCGCGGTCTTTCACGCCACGTCAGAACGCCAGTCTCCGGGTCATAGGAGAAACAGGCGACAAGATAATCCTGATCTGGTAGTGGTCTTCTACGCATCGCTCCGCTTCCTCGGTTCGGTGTCAGGCCCGATGTCAGCGTTGACGCGCTGCTCGGGCCGATCTCGCATCATAGCAAGACCAGCGAGTTACGCAACGCCTTGACGCGACCGGACGGCGGTGGCACCGTCCTGAGACGGATCTCCAACTGGCCCGCACGGGGTACGAACCGAGAAGCCCGCTGTCCTATGAAATGGTCAGCGGGCTTTTCGCATGGAGACGCGAGCCGGAATCGAACCGGCGTGATCCAGTTTTGCAGACTGGCCCTTAGCCTCTCAGGCACCGCGTCAAATTGATCGTCGCACCATTCCCTCAAGTCGTTCGACCATGGCCTTCCATTCCGCGTCTCGCTTGTGGCTACGTGACAGAAGCCGTTGCATCGCGAGGACCATGCAGGTCTGAAACAGAAATAATACCAGCAAAAACATGGCCATGCCGCACATTACTTCCTTTCCAGTTCGTCCAGTTCCGCGCGGCAGGTTTCCATTTCGTCTGGCGTGAGCCACACGTAGTAATCGCCGCCACCGCTTTCGACGCGATCCAGGATCGTCCGCAGCGCCGACTTCGGCGGCTTGTAGGCCAGCAGCGCGGCCTTGATCGTGGGCCAGTGCTTATCGCACAATTCACTACGCTCCAAACTGGCTACCGGCCAGTTCTCGATATCCGCGACTATCTTCGCGCCGGTTTTCATCGTGCGATACTTTGGAGGATATGCATTTCGCGCGGCCTCATAGTTTTGTTCGCTTTGTGCCATTGGATGCTTCTGTCCGACTTTCCACACTGAAGCAGAGTGATCGTGGTCATTGACCACAACAGTCATCGTCCGCCTCCGCCGCCTTGAATGATCGTGAACGTCACCGTTCCGCCGCACGGCAGATCGTACGAGAACGATTTTGGCATGGCTGCTGGGTAACATGGCGGCACGCCGGGGCGCGCGGGTTCGCCGCAGACCGATATCATCGGTTCCATCGTCAATGGACCGGAAGCATCTTTATAGCCTTCCGCCTCGGCAAGCGCGGCCTCGATGAGCCACACGCCGAATAGCGCGCCGGTCAGGATCATGGCGAGGCTGGCGACGGCGCGGGTCATCGTTCCGCCTCCTTTTCCTTCCGTGCTTCCGCTACCAGCGCGAGGCAGCGGTGCGCGAGGGCTTCCCACATTTCCAGGCGTTCCGCCGCGCTGTATCCAAGCTGACGCATGATGACATCCTGCCGGCCGATCACCTGGTCAACCTGGAAAGCATTGCGTGTCGCTTGTTTGGTGTCGCTCATGGCCATAGCCGCGCGATATTGAACCCGATCGCGAAGCCGCTGATCCAGATCAGGAGGATCGATCCCCATGGCGCGCGTCGCCACCAGATGGGCTTTGACGGGATCTCGACCCAACCAAACGGGGTGTGCCGGCGGGCGGAGATGCGGCGGAGGGTCATGTCCCATCTCCCTCAATTTCCGCGAGCAGCGCGCGGGCCTCTATCATGCACGATTCGTTACTAAGCGCGGGTAGCGCCTTCGCCAGCGCGTCACCAAAGACGTACATTGCTTGCAACACCGCAAGCAACTCCGGCGCCTTCAACAGCAACCGCGCCCGCGCCGGATCGTGCAGGTTCGGCAGGAACGTGACTGCGGTGCCGCCAGAGTCGAAGATGGTGTGAAGGGTCTCGTCGTATTCCCATGGCGCTTTGAAGTCGCTCATGTTTTCAATCCTTCCATCGCCGCGTGCGCCTCGCGCCCTTCCTGGTAGCGTCTGTTAAGTTCCGCTTCCATGCGGTCGAACTCATGCGCGAGTTCGCGCAGGCGCGTGGCATGAACAGGCGAACGCTGAACATCGAATATCAGTGCCATCGCGCGCAGTTCGGCACCGCCGGTCATGAATCACCTATCTTGTTTCCAGGATCGCGCGGATTATCGACGTTAATTCTCCCGATGATATTGGTCGGGATCGATATAGGTGTGCCGGTTGGCAGTGGTCTGTTTTGTTGCTTTACGTCAGGCGCATCAATCTGGATATCCACGACAATCTTCTCCATCAGCAACTCGCGGATGAAGCCTTCGCCACCGACCGCGCGATAGACCGTATCGTAGGGCGCATCCAAATGATTGTGCCGCATGTAGTCGCAAAGGTCTTTGATCTGATCAAGGCAGCGGAAGATTTGCTTTACGTCATGTTTGTCGAGTGTCGGCATCACCAGAACCCTCCCGCATCGACCGGCGCCGCGCACATGACGAGAACTCGGATAGTGTCGCCGGACGATACGACATACAGCACCGCGCCGCCGCGGATGCCGGATACGTGGATGTGGTCGCCGGGGCGCAGCATGTCGCGCGCCTCATTGAAAAAACCGGGCGCGGTGATGGAACTCAGCAAAGTGTCGCCGGCCTTATACGACCATAAAGTAAATCCGTTGGCGAACTGCAACACGCTCAGGTCGCGGACGGCGAAGCGGGGGATGGTTTCGGTGGGCATCTGCGTTCTCCATATCTGTTGCATAAGATGGCACGGACGGAAAAATGACGCAAGCGTCGATTTTGCATTTGCCGCAATCGACCGTGCGTGGTATGCAACGCCCATGACCCTGGCCGATTACCTGAAGCGATATGACCTGTCCCTCGCCGCTTTCGGCGCGCGCCTCGATCCGGCGGCGGGCGCGAGCAGCGTGGCGCGCTGGCGGGACGGGCTGATCTTCCCGCGGATGAAGAATATAAAGGAGATCGAACGCGCGACCCAGGGCAGGGTCACGATCCGTGATCTGCGCCGCGCTTATGACAAGCACTGGATGAACGGCGCATGAAAACGAAAACACGCGCGACGGAGAACGACGATGACGCGCGTGCTACCGAGCCTCCCTCGCGGGCGGGCCTCGGTCGGAACCACCAGCCCGGCAGGCGGAGGCTTGCGGTTTCCCTCGGCTGTCCGCCGGGGCTGGTGGTTTCAACTCATTCCCAAACCCGCATCGACACGCGGGATGCCGGCGGCTTTTCCCCATTGCCCGCCGGTAAACTCCCGGCGCCGTTGCAACCGCGGCGTCGGGGTTTCTTCATTTGGGAAGGAAACTAAACATGATTGATGCCATATTGTTCATATTCACCATAACAGGTCAAATAGTTTGGTCGTATTTTGCATGGTGTTTTGTGTCTCGCTTAGTTAGAATCATGATATTTATGTATCGTATGGGATGGAAAGAAGTGAGAAGTATTTACATACGTGATTGGATTGATATTATTATAAATCCACCAGATAAATTGGGCGCTACTTATTATCCTGGTAAACGTGGTAAAGAAATGCGACAACGTGATGAACGAGATCCAAGCACCGTGTGTGGACCGACGTGATCGCGACGGAGTTGATCTGATGGTGGCTCATCTGACATCCGAGGAACGCGACAATACCCCTTGCTACATCGCGCGTACGACAAATCCGACAAAGCGACACCCAATCGTGGGGACCGCTGTTTGCGCCATTGTAGACGATGGAACACGTGTCAAGGAAACGGCCAAGGAAGTCGCGGCCTGGATACGGGACCGTCTGGTGATCGAGCGAGTGCCTGTCTGGTGGGTTCGCCTCCATCTGTTCACTGCTGAGCCGTACCGGATCGGGCCGCTTGATCCAGGACTGACCGACGCCGGGCGCGCGGCGATCAAGGCGGCGCGAGGATGAGCCGCGATTGGGTTCACGTCCTGGTGATGCCGGACTACAAGCCCGGCGATCTGCCGCCCGAAGGCTATCTGCAATGGCACGAATGGGCCGAGGTCCAACGCAAGGCCGGGATTAAGCAGCGGCAATGTCCGACGTGCGGCCTGTGGCGGACACCGCAGGAACTATCAACGCGACAGATCGAATGGACGGTGAAGGATCGAAATGGACACGCGATCATGCGTTCGGATTTTGAGTGCGCGAAATGTGAGGCGAAACGTGCAACCTGACTTAACCGCGATCTTCGCGCTGCGCCTGTCCAGCCAACGCAAGCTGATGCTCATCGCCATGATCCATCGCGCCGAGCAAGGCTGGTATTGGGGCACCGCCGCCATGATCGCGCGGGACGCATCGTGCAACATCAACACGATGAGCGAGGCGATCCGCAAGCTGGAAGCGGCGAACCTGATCCATCCGCACCCCGACAACAAGCCGACCGCGCCGTTCAGGCGGTGGCACCTCGATCCGAAATTCATCGTGGAAACTCAGAATGGCAAATCAGGAATGGACGGCAGCCGAGGTCGAGACGCTGCGAGCGTTGTGGACGGAGGGACTGTCAGCGGCGGAAATCGGGCGGCGGATTTTCCGGCCGAAAAACAGCGTCATCAGCAAAAGCCATCGCCTGCTCCTTGAACCGCGGCCATCCTGCATTATCCGGAACGGCGAGCCGCGTCCGGCGCGGGTTCCTACCGTCACGCTACCGCCGCTCCCAAGCCGTCAGGAGCCGGTCGCCATGATCGTGCCACCAAAGGCACCGGGCCACGCCAACCGCGCCAGCGCGGCCGCCAGGGCGTCGCATACGCCGTCGATTTTCGACAACGTGGTGTATCGCCCGATCATCAGGGAGGCGCCGCGACTGCCGATGCCGACAACGAAGACGTGCCAGTGGCCCATGAACGACGGCGCCCCGGCGTGGCTGTTCTGCGAATTGCCGGCGACGACGCGATGTTATTGTACCAGTCATGCCAGTGTCGCGTTCGTGCGCGTCAGGGATCGGCGGGAGGACGCGGCGTGAGGTTCGGATCGGTGTGTAGCGGGATCGAGGCCGCGTCCGTTGCGTGGTTGCCGCTCGGTTGGCGGTGTGAGTTCATGTCGGAAATTGAAGCGTTCCCGCGGGCCGTGCTGAAACACCACTATCCGGACACACCGCTTCATGGCGATTTCACCACGATCCAGGCAGCCGAATACGGACCAATCGACGTTCTCGTGGGAGGAACCCCCTGCCAATCGTTCAGCATCGCCGGATTGCGCGGCGGTCTCGCTGACGAGCGCGGCAATCTTGCCCTTGAGTATATTCGCCTGGTTGACCGACTACGCCCCCGTTGGGTGGTTTGGGAGAACGTCCCCGGCGTCCTGTCGTCGGCTGGCGGACGGGACTTTGGTGCCTTTCTCGGGGGCCTGGGAGAGTGCGGGTATGGGTGGTCCTACCGAGTGCTTGACGCTCAGTATTTCGGACTGACCCAAAGACGGAAGCGTGTGTTCGTTGTCGGCTGTCTTGGAGACTGGCGCGGTCCCGCCCAGGTATTGGCTATCCCCGATGGCCTGCGCGGGCATCCTGCGCCGCGCCGAACGCAGGGGGAAGGAACTTCCCATTCAGTTGCGGGAAGCCTTACAGGCAATGGCGATGCTCATTCCGGGTTCAAAGACGAGCACGGACTGATCGCGCCCACGCTGGAAGCCGGCACGAACCGAACGGGCGGCACAAGACCGCCAGGAACAACCGTAGATACGATCGAGTGCCTGGTCGCCCACTCCCTCCGCGCCGATGGCTTCGATGCGTCCGAGGACGGCACGGGACGGGGGACGCCGCTGGTGGCCTTCGCGCAGAACCAGCGCGACGAAGTGCGGGAAATGGACGTAGCTGGTGCGCTCGCATCGCGGCACGGGATGAAGCAGCAGACCTACGTCAACACGTCGATGGTGCGCCGCCTTACGCCGACAGAGTGCGCCAGACTTCAGGGATTTCAGGACGACTACCTTGACATCGCGTTCCGCGGCAAGCCGGCGGCGGATGGGAACAAGTACCGTGCGCTCGGCAACAGCATGGCCGTTCCGTGTATCCAATGGATCGGCCGGCATATCATGGAGGCCGCATGACCCCCCTCGAACGCCTCGCCCTTGAGATTTCCGCGCGTATCAGTGGCGCCGACCTCGTGCTGGTGCTGGATTACGCCGAGGCGCTGAAACGCGAGACCCGGATCGAGGCGCTACACGATGCGCTGGCCGTCGTGAGCCTGGGACTTCCCAACGTGCGGACGGTCGCCGAACAGGCGCTGCGTGAATTTATCGAAAAGGAGACAGCGGATGGACCCTGAACAGCAAGCGAAGGAGATGGCTGATGTGCGCCGCGAGGCCCGGTTCGAGGCGCTGCGGGAGGCGCTTAATCTCGTGATACGGCTTAGTTCATATACCGGTCCCGAACCGACACTGACGGAAAGGGAACTGCGGAAGATGATCCAAAAGACGGTCGAGAGCGAGACGCCCGAGGATGAGTGACGATCCGGCGCCGCGTGATAAACCTTGGATAGCGAATAAGCCAGAAGACAGGCTCAAGATCGCGACGCTGCGATTTCTTGAACGGGCTCTGGTGCCGCCGTTTTATGTGGTCTCGATCCACGATTCGGATGGTGGCGGTCGGTCAGACTTGCAGCGTATCCGTGATGCCAACAAAGGAATCCGCAGTGGGCAGTTGGATATGGATGTGGTGCAAGGACCGCACGGGCTCGCGCGCAAGTTGGAACTGAAGCGAGGGAAGAACAAGCCAACCGCGCACCAGCAGAAGACTATCGCCGAGCTAACGAAGTGCGGCGCCGCGCCGGTCGTGGCGTGGTCTCTGAGCGATGTTCTGGACGGTCTGGAAGCGGTCGGCTTTCGCTTCTTGCCCAACACCGAAACAATCTGGGCACACTGGCAAGCGCAGCTTGAAGCATGGGACAGGACCGCTGATCTTGTGAAGTCAGGCGTGATCGTGAAGAAGCGGCGCCCCGCGAAAGCCCACGCTCGCAAATTGCCCGGCACAACCTGGATTTTACCCACATGAAGCAACTCACAATTACCCTGACCCTCCCGCTCGAACTTGACTATTTCGGCCTGCACACCGTCCCCGATGGCACGCGGGAATGGTTGGGACTGCTGCGCACCGGCGCCGAGGAGCACGGCTGCACCGTCGCCATGGAGGTCGAGGACGTAAAGGGGCTACGCAAGGCGCCGGGACGACGTATCAAGCCCACCAGTCGCACGCGGGAAGCGGTGGCGCGGTTGGACAAACAAGATGGCGCGATGAACATGGTGCCGAACGATGCCGCGTGAGCCCATATTCCGGATAGGAGACAGGGTGCGCCTGAACGAAACAGCGAAACGAAACGGCGTCGGCACCCAGCGTCCAGGCCACTTTAATCGTGTCGGCACCGTTATAGGGCTTTCCCGAGATGGCAATCCTCGTGTTCGGTGGGACGGCATCAGAGCGAGCTATCCTTACGGGCCTTTGTTTCTTTCGGTTGTTCGCGATGCCACCTGACCCCACACTCGCCGCCGCCTGCCCATGCGGCGCCCCGCCGTTCGCCATCCGGCCCGGCGTGGAGCCGGTGCGGCGTGGGGCGATCGATCTTTTCACGCGCCGACAAAAGGCCCTCGAAGCAGGTGTGGCGTGCGTCGTGCTATGCCGCGCGTGCTGGCTGAAGCGGTTCGGGAGGCGGGCGGCATGACACCGCGCAAGGAAGTCATTGGCGACGCGGAACTGTGGTTAGGGGATTGCCGGGATGTGCTGCCGATGCTCGGGACGGTCGATTCCGTTGTGACTGATCCACCGTATGGGATTGGATTCAAATACGATAGTCACGATGATACACCAGAAGGTTATGGTATCTGGATTTGGTCCATTATCGAGGCGGCTGAGAGTTTATGCCTGTCGGGTTCTCCCGTTTTCGTATGGCAGGCTCAGAAGAACATCAGACAGTTGCATTCCTGGTTTCCGCGCGATTGGCGCTTATTCATATCGGCTCGCAATTTCACGCAGATGAACCGGGACGGGATGCCGCATTCCTATGAGCCAGTAGTGGTCTGGTGGACGGAAGGTGAAAAGTGGCATTCACCGCAAGGTGAAGGAATTGGCGTTCTAAGGGATTTTCACGTCGCGGATGCCGCTGGCGGATTGCTTCGCAACAAAATATCAGGTGCTTCGTCGCATCCATGCCCGCGGCAAGAAGACGCAATGGAGTTTGTAATCGGGAATTGGGTTCGTCCATCCGGTGTTGTCCTCGACCCCTTCATGGGTAGCGGCACGACCGGCGTCGCCTGCGCGCGGCTCGGACGCCGCTTCATTGGCATCGAAATCCATGAACCGTATTTTAACATCGCGGTGAGACGTATTGAGCAGGCGTATCGTCAGGCGGATTTGTTCGTAAGTCGCCCCACGCCGAAACCCGTCGTCACCGCCGACCTGTTCGCCGCGCGGGGGGATGGAGGATGACAATCCAGGTCATTCACGGCGACATGCGCGACGTGCTGCCGACGCTGGAGGCGGAGAGCGCGCATAGCATCGTCACAGATCCGCCCTACGAACTCGGGTTCATGAACCGCGCCTGGGACAAACGCGGGGTCGCCTTCGATCCCGACACGTGGCGCGCGGTGCTGCGTGTATTGAAGCCGGGTGGCTACCTGCTGGCATTTGGCGGCACAAGAACGCAACACCGGATGATCTGTGCCATCGAGGACGCGGGGTTCGAGGTTCGTGACGTTATCGCATGGGTTTACGGGTGCCTGGATGAAAAGACGGAGGTTGCCACGGCAAAGGGCGTCATGCCCTACCATAAAACCTTGATAGGTGATCTCGTATTGTGTTATGATCCTTCCAGTAGCGAATATAGTTATCAGCCGATCCTGGAAATCATTGAATATGAATACAACGATACCGCCTACCGTCTTATTGGAGATTTTGGCGAGCAAATTGTCTCCCGAAACCACCGTTGCATTATTGAACGAGACGGAGTGGAAGTATTCTGTCGCGCTGAAGAAGCCGCACGGGAACACGAAGCGCGTGTACCCATTCTGGAAAGTCTGCCAGAACTGCGAGAAGCCTTATCAAACATGGACACGAGAACAGTCGGTCCGCAACAAAGCGTGCTCGCATCCTTGCGCGATAGCTCTGACAGAAGGGCCGCGCGCCAAGCTCCCAATCGAACAACGCAAGGGTCGTCAGATATCGTGCGCGATTTGTGGCGTGGAGATATGGAAGCCGGATGCGTGGCTTCGCAAGGTCATGACCCCGACATGTTCTTACAAGTGCAACGGCGTGTTGCGCGGTTCGGAATGGGCGACCCATGCTCACAAGGGCCGAGCCAACTGGACGAGGGAAAGCGAGGATGCGCTCGTGGTCCGGATGACGGGCACCACCAATCCAGCATGGAAGGGTGGCCTTACATACCGAAACCGGAAGGGGAA